CATAATGAAAATTCATAATGAATCTACCTGGTTAAAGCCGGATGGGATTGCCAAAGTCGAACAGATGTATAATGCCAAATACGTATTCGAGTCATGCCTTAAAACTCGCTTTGGTGGTTGGACAGAGTTTCCGGTAGCAATCTTTTATACCGAACAGCCTCATCCAGAAGGCTCGAATTACTTTGGTCTGTTTAAGAATGCATTTGGGCAGTTGACGATTACCAATGGTATCTCTGCTCGCGAGGAATTTGTTGGTTTGCAAATTGGTGAAGATATTATATACTCTCGTTATCGTCACGATTACCGCACTCTAAATGAAGACGATTCAGCTGGTTTCATTGATGGTGGTCGTGATTATGTTAGGTATAACCCAGAGGTAGGCAAGTTGGTCACACTGAAGGTCAACAAAGATAAACTGGAGTTGTCAAAAAATGAAGATTGAAATCCACTGGATATGGAATCCTAAACACTGGGCGTTTCATATCGTGGAAAGGTTCAACAGTGGGAACCCATACAGAAGTTATAGGTTTGGACCGTTGTTTGTGAGGAGATTTTGGTAATGTCCTGGGTCCGCACTGAAAACGGTGGTATGTCTGATACCAGTCAGCAGATGTCATGGCAGAGTATATTAGATTGGCAGGTGGAAATGTTCTTCTATTCTTGTTATCTGTATTATGTTCTTGACAATCCAAAACTAGACGATGCTGGTTTTGACCGCATCGTAGAGATTCTAGAAAATCATTTCAATGAATTGCCTGAACGTATTACGCATACAGTAGGACCAGGACAGATTAAAGCCAACGCTCATCTGTTCGCCCATGATTTAACAGAAAAAGAAAAAGAAAACGCTTTACTTTGGAAAAATAACGAACTATGATATAAATACGTGACCTTAACAACACCAAGGAGGGTGTAATGATTAGAATATCATATACAATCAAGAATATTGACGGAATATTGGTTGACAAAACCCAAGTCTTCATTACGCTCTCCGAGTTAACCACGTTTATGGCATATCTCAGAGCGTCAGGGCAATTAGTGGGAAAGCCAACTATCTCCTAAATAGGGTTGCCTTCGGGCAATTCTTTCGAAAGGAGATTGAAATGCAGAATTTTCTAGCTAACTGGCGTACTACGCTCATGGCTCTAATTCCATTAGTCGCTTATGCTCTAAAGTATGCTGGTGTTTGGCCAGAGTCAATGCCTCTTCCGCCAATGGATGAAGTATGGCCATTCCTACTTGCAATTCTAGGTATCGGTGTCACAGCAAAGGATAACAATGTTACCAATGCTTCCAAGCCATCGGATCCTACTGTACTATAAGAAATTGGGCGGCTTCAACCGCCCTTTTTTATTATTGCATCCGAATTGTTTATAAAGTTTCTAATACTTTCTATGGAGCTTTTACATGTCAAGTTGTTCTTTTGTAGCTGGACTATCAACTTCGCAACCTGAGAATCAGTTAGAGTTTTCCAATTTGGAAACTGTTTCACCACAGGACAATAATACATTGCCTCGGAAGGATGTGCGACCATATATTTGTAAGATGTTACAATCTGAGTCTGATCATTACAACTCGCCAGTGCAATTACGATTGCCAATAGAATAATCTTTTTCATTCACTTAACCTTTTGATTGTTTCTTTGAGGATATCCGAAGATGGCCTATCGTTACCCTTTCCGACTTCCACGTCAATTTGAGACTCGATTGCTTTTAGCTTATTTTCTAATGCTTGTTTTTGGCTTTCTAATTTCTCTATCTCTTCATCTCTATTTTTAAATATAGATTGTTGTTGTTCGATGAACAACTCTTTTTCCTTGACATTTTGTTTCAATTGGTTTATATTATACTGTTGAAGAGCTACTTCTTTTTCGAGATTTACTATTTGACGATGTTTCATGTAAAGACCAGAAACTAGTCCACCAACTAATATAAGTATTGACAGCCATTTGATAGCGCCTGATGATATGAGGGATAATAATATGTTCATAAGTTCACCTCTCTTTCCGCAATATTTATTTCGTCGATATCGCAGAAAACATCCACATAAACCAAATGCATCAACAAGAAGAAAACTACTAGGATTTCCAGACTGGTGGATTGCAGATTCGTATTCTCGTCTTATCGAGAAAACTAATAAAAGGAGAAAAGTATGTTTAAGATCACAGAAGAAACCAAAGCTGAAGCAGTGGAAGCCATGAGAGCAATTCTTGGCGATTCTCCTACAGATGCACAACTAGATGAAGCATTCGAAGCAGCTGTTGCTATCGTAAAGAAACAGTTTGGTATGTAATGGATAAGTGGAACGAATTAAGGCTTTTGATGAAAGCAGATATTTCACATGTGGTTCATTATTCGAATGACAAATATTATGAACACGGCGTAACAAAGCGTTATCTTGAAATGATGGATGCGTTAGATGAAAAAGAAAAGCGAAGCGAAGCTCCTTTCCTATTCACTGATATTCCAGAATTTGACAAATCAACTTGGCAAAGAATGATGAACGAACTACAAGGATTAGCATAATGCAATACAAGGCTCCGTTAGACTCAACACTCTTTTTGCTCCGAGACGTTTTAAAGTTTGACAACGAACTAACGGAGCCTATTCTTACAGAAATCGCAAAACTATCAGAAGAAACTATCGCACCAACTAATGCGATTGGTGATATTGAAGGCTGTAAGTATGTCAAAGAAGAAAACAAAGTTAAAACTCCAGAAGCGTTCAAAGAACCGTATAAAGCGTTTGCCGAAGGAGGCTGGATTGGTCTTTCGGTTCCTGAACGCTTTGGTGGTCAGGGCTTACCTTTTACACTTGCGGTTGCAGCGAACGAGTTTGTATCCTCTTCTAATATGGCTTGGTCTCTTTTTCCTGGCATTACACGTGGTGCTATTCAAGCACTATTAGTTTCTGGTTCAGATGCACAGAAAGAAACATTCATTCCACCAATGGTGCGTGGTGAATGGACTGGTACAATGTGTCTAACAGAACCGCATTGTGGCACTGATCTTGGTTTGCTTAAGACTAAAGCAGTAGATAAACAGAATGGATCATATGAGATTACGGGTCAGAAGATTTACATTTCTGGTGGTGAACATGATCTAACAAAGAATATTCTGCATCTCGTCCTCGCCCGTGTAGAAGGCGATCCAGAAGGTGTCAAAGGTATTAGTTTGTTTGCTGTGCCAAAGGTTCTTGCTGATCTATCACGCAATAAAGTTTCTTGTGGTGCTATTGAGAGTAAGATGGGTATTCATGGTTCACCAACATGCGTTATGAACTTTGATGGTGCTACTGGATATCTTGTCGGCGAAAGATGCCGTGGTTTACAGGGCATGTTTATTATGATGAATGAACTTAGATTAGGCTGTGCTATTCATGGTCTATCACAATCGGAGTTAGCGTATCAAAATGCTTTACAATATGCCAAAGAACGAATCCAGAGTAAGAGTGCCGTCAATCTTAGCGGTCCTAGTGTCGCTATTCTTTCACATCCTGATATTAGGCGGATGCTTATGGATGTTCGCTGCATTAATGAAGCTGCCCGTCTATTGATCCTTGAAGCGGCCATGTTGGCAGATACGGTTAGTTTCCATCCTGATGTTGTGTCGGAAGTAGATGCTATTAAGAATCGTGACGCCGAAGATCGTCTTGGTCTTATGACTCCAGTTCTCAAAGGTGTTGTTACTGATTATGGTGTTGAGAACGCTATCAAGATGCAGCAAGTATGGGGCGGTCATGGTTATGTCCGTGACAATGGCATGGAGCAAATCGTAAGAGATGCAAGAATTGCCATGATCTATGAAGGCGCTAATGGTATTCAGGCACTTGATCTTGTCGGTAGAAAACTACCAAAGAACATGGGTCGTGCTGTTATGCGTTTCTTCAAAGATACTGAAACATTCCTAACAAGTTCTTATGAACACGATATCAACCATATCGTTCAGCCAATGACACAAGCCGTAAGCGAACTAAAGCAAGCAACTGAATGGTTAGCAGCAAATGGTATGAAGAATCCTAATGATGCTGGTGCAGCAAGTTATCCATATATGAAAATGTTTGGATTGGTTTTGTTAGGATTGGCGCATATTCGTATTTGTTTGGCAACCGACGACAAAGCAAGACATACTACCGCAACTTATTTTATGGAGAATGTCTTGCCAGAAGCCAGTTTCTTACTGAAAAAGATTCGTCAAGGATCACAAACAATGATGGCACTAACTCCAGACGAGTTCTGATGTTGTTTGGAGTTTAGATGTTGATTCCAGTTGTGTTGTCCTTTTATATCACGATTACAGCATGAGCAATGAAACACAGGAGCAGTTTGGAAATACTTCTTTCGTCTTTCCGACTGCTCTTGTCTCTTTTTAGGGTCAGACCATGTTTCTTTATGCTTCTTTGATAATGCTTCTCTTTTGGCAGTATTGGACCAAACCTTTGAACTTATCTTTGATCTTTCTTCCAAGTATTCAGGAGAGTTTCTAATGGCCACCATGTTATCACGAAACTCTGGATCATCCCATTGTCTTTTTAGATTATCTGACCTTAGTTTTCTTATCTCAGGAGCGTTATTGATTTCTAACATTCTGGCATAGTATTCGGGATCAGACCATCTTTCGTTATTCAACTTGGTGGCAAAGTCAGAGATTTCTTGTTGGGACATTTTGAGTTTTTGAGATATTCTCAAACAAGCGTATGTGTCGTTCTGGGAAAAATGAATATCGTAATGTTCCTGTATAGAAACACACTGGAGATTATCTATATGATTATTGGAATGATTACCGTCGATGTGATGGATTTCATACGATCTTCCTTGTTCGTCTTTAGGAATAGGACCGTTGAAATGTTCCCAGATTTTGCGGTAGTTGGTTGTAGTATAAATATCCATGCTGGACCTCCGATCAGGTTTAGAGTAGGTGAGGATTCCCGTCCTGCGACCTACACTTCTATTTAGTATTCCGAGGTTTTGATGAAATCGTGGAAAGAACTTGACTTCCGAGAGCAAATAGAGTATATTAGACAGGCTGAGTATCTCCAAGAAAAAGGATACTTTCCTGGAATAGATCCTTTTGTAGTTGCGGAAATGTTGTATCGGAAAAGGAAGTCAAGAAAGGATTGAAACATGGGTCTTGATATGTATCTCTACGGTAATAAGTGTTCTTTTTCCAAAGAACAAAAGGTCGATGGATTTCCTGTTTCGTCTGTGTTACTTGAAATGGGTTATTGGAATAAACGTGTCAACCTTCATGGATTTATCGTTGAAGCCTTTGCTGCCGGATTTGATGATGGCCAGAAGATCGATCTAGATAAAGATGACCTTGATTATATTATTAATGTATGGGAGAATGATAGCCATTATGATGAACTTGTAACAGGTTTTTTCTTTGGTAAGGCTTATTTCACAGAGGAAAAAGACGAATACGATCCTCATGAGGAACAGAAGGCTCGTGATATAGAACTATTCACGAAGGCTAAAAACTGGCTAACTGAAGAACATTCTAAGGATGAATATCGTTCTATCTATTACGAAGCATCGTGGTTATGAGGAGATTGTAGAATGACAGCGTTTGAAGCAATATTATGGTTAGAATCAACGTCACAGTATTTCAGCAAACGACCAACAAACGGTGAAGATCAAGCATATTGGTCTAATGTGTATAACTCTGAAAACTGTTTGAAGATTGCCGAACTAATAAGAGAATTATGTAAAGATGACTGACGATAAGGACAGACACAATACCGCAGAATATTTTATGAACCGTATTCTACCAGAAACAAGTATGCTATTGAAGCGTATGCGTTTTGGTTCTGATACAATGATGAAGGCTGATTTGTGAAATCAATAACTCAAGCAGAATATAACAAACTGTTTGATGAATATTTGAAAGAACAAAAGTTTGACGGTGGAGACTGGGACAGATGGTATTGTAATCATGTGTTCAAGTTCTATAAACAAACACAGGATGAATTAGAAGTCCGTGCCGGTTTCCACGTTAATGAAGTAGGCGAGAGAGTGGATGAATGACCACGACGAAATAATCAAGCAACTACATGAGTTAGCAGACTGGATTGAAAAGAACAATCATGTTCAATGTATGTCTGTTCCTCGCAAGGCTGCATATCTAATATCTGCTCTACAGGCAGACTATGATAGATTGTGGTTGCTCAATAACAAGCGTGACGTTTATCTGACAGACTATATAAACAGAGTCATTGGTTTCATAAGACTCCAATGGTATCTCTTTAGAAAGAAAAAGTAATGTATGAGTATCAGGCTAAAGTCACCAGAGTTGTAGATGGAGATACTATAGAAGCCGAGGTTGATCTTGGATTCCACATTAAAATGAATATGAAAATTAGATTAGCAGGCATCAACGCTCCGGAAATGAATACTGTTGAAGGCAGGAAACTAAAAGCAGAACTAATTACTCTTCTAGAAGATAAGACAATAACTCTTCTAACCGTTAAAGATAAACAAGAAAAATATGGTAGATATCTTGGCATTATCGTTAAGGATAAACAGAATATCAATGAATGGTTAGTAGAACAGAAATTAGCAGTAAGGTATATGACATGAATCTATTTCAAGAAGGAAACTTTATATCCCATGCTGGTCATGAGTTAAATTGGAAAATTGAATGTGATGCATTATCTGATGCAGACTGGGATTGTTTAGCAAGGATCATCAATGAGCGTACTAGATTTGGTAGTGTTTACGGTATTCCTCGTGGCGGCACTAAACTGGCGTTAGCTTTAGAAAAGTATATTACTCCAGGACATCCATTGCGTTTGGTTGTTGACGATGTATATACTACAGGCAAGTCAATGAAAGAAGCTATGAAGGACAATGATCTAGGTTTTGTTGTGTTTGCTCGTAATCGTATTCCGTTCGACCCACAACATTATATTAGAGCAATCTTTACCATGGATATTATATGAATGAACTGGATGAAATTCTGTTAGATCAGTATCATGCGGCAAAAAGAAGAAAAAAGTTTTACAAAAGAATGAAAAAGCTGATGCCAACTGAACAGTTATTGATAGTTGGTGAAGAAATGGTCGAAAAGAACATGGAATTTTATGCGTTTGTTATAAATAATAAACAATTATTAGACAAAAAGCATAAGAAGAAAAAAGAAAAAGATAAGGATGTACTGGCAAGAAATCCAGTTTATGAATGGTATAGAAACGTATTTTATTTGACAGTTTTTAGTTATAAAACATTTATGTATTCTGCCACACAGTATATGTCTTATTTTAAGAAAGATAATAATGAGAAAACCTAATCTCGATAATATGATTCAAGTTTCTGAAGAGGTTATGAGAGAAGCAGTTCAATATATTCCCGAAGACGAAGAATCTGGTATTAGAACAGTTTTAAAGGCTGCTGATGAATATAAAGCGGCTAACATGACTCCCATCTTTATTATGGACAGATATAATATGTCAGTATATGTGGTTGCAAAAGAAACATTCGGCAAGAAACTTCATTAGGAGGTGTCTTATGAGTAGATCTTATAGAAAACATCCAGGGTTTGGTATTACTTGCGCATCAAGCGATAAACCTGGAAGAAAAATGGATCATAGACGTTATAGACATTACTATAAAGATAGAATTCGTCATGAAGATTATGATAACATCGAACCGCCTAACGTAAAAGAAAATCCTTACAATTGGCCAAAAGATGGCCATCAGTATTGGCCAGAAGGTCGAACATGGAATGGTGGTGAATATATGCGCAAATAACCCTTGACTTTTTGTGCAATGTATATTATATTATGTAAAGTATCGCCGTAAGGGATACAAAAGTAAACTCGCTTAATAGGAGAATAAAAATGACTAATGATGTATTTTCATTCAACACAGGTAATATCGATAAGTGGTTTGTTGGCGCCGATCGCATGCTAAAGAACTTAGCTACCGCCCAAGAAACCTACGCAAAAGCAACCCACTGGCCTCCATATAATATTGTAAAGGTGGATGACAACAACTATACTATTGAACTCGCATTGGCTGGTTTCGGTAAGCATAATCTCGACATTGAATTAGCAAACAACACTCTTGTAGTAAAGGGTGGATTTACTGTCGATGAGATCGATCCTATCGATAATCCTGTTCAGTATCTTTTTAAAGGTATAGCAGATAGAGTGTTTACTCGCAAGTTTACTCTTGCTGATACTGTTGAAGTGAAGAACGCTGAATATGTTAATGGTATGCTAAAGATCTTCCTAGAGAACGTTGTTCCTGAGGAAAAGAAGCCGAAGAAAGTAGACATCAAATAACTTCTAAATAAGGGAGAGCTTCGGCTCTCCCTTTCATTATTAGGAGAATATTATGGCTACATTCAAAGAAGCATTTGCTGCTGCGAGGAAAGCTGGCAAAGAAACATTTATTCATGACGGTAAATTATACACTACCGATGTTGCAGTAAAAGAAGCAGATGAAACAAAGTTCGTAACAGTTACTAACACCGTCAAAGAAGCGAACGTTCCTACCGTATCTAAACTCAAGAAAAACGTCTGGCCTCTACAATCAGAACTACGCAAGAAATTTGGTGTTCCTGATTATGGCGGAACCTTTAAGAAACACATGGTTCAGGTTAATCTACCATACACTATGTGGATGGATGATATTAAAATTACTAAGACCTGGATGAATAAGATTTGTTCTGACTCTCTTGTTCGTGTTCTTACGTATGTGTGGGACGAGAATGGTAGAGACTACGATAAGATTAAAGCTCAACAGCTACACATTTTCTCTGGATCGTGGAATATTCGTAACATGCGTGGCGGCCATTCTCTATCTACACATGCTTATGGACTTGCTATTGACATAGCAGCGCCTTATAATATGCTTGGTAAGAAACCAGGATACAATAAGTATTCTTTCACAGAGAACTCTCTAATTGTCAAAGCATTTAAAGAAGAAGGTTGGGTTTGGGGAGGGCCATGGTCAAGACCAGACGGGATGCATTTCCAAGCTGCTCGAGTTGAATAATTTGACTTATATTAAGGAACACTATATAATTAATTGCGGTTATATAGTAGAAAGGTAATATCATGGATTGGAGAAAGCTAACTCCTTGGGTTCTCGTGATCTTAGCATCGTTGACGATGTTTGCTATCTGGAATGATACAGCATCTACAAGAACTCACTCAAGACAAATTAGTTTCAGCGAGCTCGTTGCTCAACTTGACGAGAATCGAGTGCACGATTTGACTATTTCGGGCAACGAAGTTACTGGACATTTTATTGATAACAGACAGTTTAATACTTACGTTCCTTCTGTAAGTACATTCTTACAGAAAATAGATAATAAGAAAATTCAAATTAATGCAGAACCACCAAACGAAGGTGGATTCTTTACTAATTTGTTTATCAATCTTGCTCCAATTCTTCTATTCTTTGCTCTTTGGCTTTGGATTTCTCGTCGTGGTGCTGGTCGTGGAATGGGCGGCGCAATGGGAATGGGTAAGTCTAAAGCAAAACTTCTCGATCCAGAAGACATCAAAATAACATTTGAAGATGTTGCTGGCGTTGATGAAGCAAAGGAAGATCTACAGGAAGTTGTAGAGTTTCTTGAAGATCCTACTAAGTTCGAACGCCTTGGTGGTAAGATTCCAAAGGGCGTTCTACTTGTTGGACCTCCAGGAACTGGTAAGACTCTACTTGCTAAGGCAGTAGCAGGCGAGGCAGGCGTTCCATTCTTTCACCTATCTGGTTCTGATTTCGTTGAAATGTTTGTTGGCGTCGGCGCATCTCGTGTGCGTGATATGTTTGAACAGGCAAAGAAAAATGCTCCATGTATTATCTTTATCGACGAAATTGACGCTGTTGGTCGTAATCGTAATTCAGGAATGAATGGTGGTAATGATGAACGTGAACAAACGCTTAACTCTCTACTTGTTGAAATGGATGGATTCAATGACAACGAAGGTATCATTATTGTTGCAGCCACAAACCGTGTGGATGTGCTTGATCCTGCCCTTCTTCGTCCTGGCCGTTTTGATCGACAGATTACTGTATCCAACCCGGACATTACAGGACGTGAGAAAATTCTTAAAGTCCACTCTCGTAATGTTCCTTTGGGGGCGGATGTCGATCTTAAAGTAATTGCTCGTGGCACTCCAGGTTTCTCTGGCGCTGATCTAGCAAATCTTATCAATGAAGCAGCACTACTAGCAGCACGACGTTCAAAGCGAATTGTTACTGCTCTAGAATTTGAAGATGCTCGTGATAAGATTCTTATGGGAGCAGAACGTCGCACTCTTGTTATGTCTGAAGAAGAAAAGAAGATGACTGCCTATCATGAAGGTGGACATGCTCTTGTATCTCTTAAGATGGAAGGTTCTGTTCCGATTCATAAGGCAACAATCATTCCACGTGGTCGTGCTTTGGGCATGGTTCAGTCTCTGCCAGAACGTGATCAAATCTCGCAGTCTCGTAAAGAAATGATTGCTCATTTAGCAATGGCAATGGGTGGACGTGCAGCTGAAGAATTAGTTTTCGGCGATGACAATGTAACTTCTGGTGCAGCTGCTGATATTCAGCAAGCATCAAGAATTGCTCGTGCTATGGTCACACAGTTTGGTTTCTCTAAGCATCTTGGTAAAGTAGCATACACTGATCCAAACTCAGATGTATTTCATGGTCCAAAGGTTGCTGAACAAACTCAGAAACAAATTGACGATGAAGTAAGAAGTATTCTTGATGATGCATATTATACTGCTATGTCTATTCTTAAGAAGCATAGAAAGCAGCTTGATACGCTAGCAAAGGGATTGCTTGAATACGAGACTCTATCAGGTCAAGAAATTGTTGATCTGTTAGATGGAAAAGTACCGCTGAGGGATTGACTCCCTCAGCTTTTTATATTATAATATATGTTGCATCTGTGGGACAATTAAGTCCGGATTGCGCTTATTGGAGGTTTGATGTTTTATACGAATGTGTTTCAACGTGGAAATCGCATGTATGTGCGAGGATTTGATAAAGGTTTAAGATATACTGATGTTGTAAATTATAAACCGTATTTGTTTATCACAAAGAATGGCGGTAAATATAAGACTCTTGATGGTAAGCCAGTTGAAAAATTAGAATTTGATTCAATCACCGAAGCCAGAGATTTTATTAATCGTTATGATCAGGTTTCTAATATGGAAATCTATGGTCTAACAACATTCCCATATCTGTATATCTTTGATACCTTTAAAGGCGATATCGATTATGATCCAAAACTTGTTAATATTGCTACTATTGATATTGAGTGTGCTGCCGACGAGGGATTTCCTGATATTCAGAGAGCCGATAAACCAATTACTGCTATTACCTTGCGAAGTCGCAGCCGTAATTATGTTTTTGGTTGCGGAGATTTTCACACTGATGATGATAACACTTTCTATCTAAAGTGTAAGGACGAATACGAACTTATACAAAAGTTCCTAGAATGCTGGGAAGGATTAGACCTAGATGTCATCACGGGATGGAATATTGAGTTCTTTGATATTCCGTATACTGTTAATCGTATTAAAAATCTCTTTAATGAAAGAGAAGCTAAACGCCTATCGCCATGGCGTATTCTCGATGAAAAGATTGTCGAGTTCAGAGGGAAGGAAAACCAGTCTTATAATCCTGCTGGAATATCCGTTCTTGATTATTACCAATTATATCGCAAATTTATGTTTGGTAACCAAGAGTCATATAAACTGGACTTTATTGCTCAGGTTGAACTTGGCGAAAAGAAGATTGACTACTCGGAATATGGTAACCTTCTTGAGCTCTACAAAAATAACTACCAAAAGTTTATTGAATATAATATTCACGATTGTGTTCTTGTTGATCGTCTAGAAGATAAGTTAAAGTTTCTTGAACAAACCATGGCATTGTCTTATGACGCCAAGGTTAATTATCCTGACGTTATGACAACTGTGCGGCCATGGGATATTATTATTCATAATTATCTTCTGGAGAAAAATGTTGTCATTCCTCCATTAAAGCGACAGATTATGGAAGGATCTCTAATCGGGGGTCACGTTAAGGAACCAAAGATTGGATTAAGTAAATGGGTTGTTTCTTTTGACTTGAATAGTCTATATCCGCATTTGATTATGCAGTATAATATCAGCCCAGAAACATTCATGACCAAAGTTCCGTTTCCTTCCGTTGATGAATTATTGCGTGGAACTTTTGAAATTGATAAATTCAATAAAGAATATTCTCATGCAGCTAATGGTTGTTTGTATCGCAAAGACGAACAAGGTTTCTTACCTGCATTGATGGAGCGCATGTATAATGACCGCACCAAATATAAGAAGTTGATGATTGAAGCAAAGCAGCGTTATGAGAATAATCCTAACTCGGAGGACGAGAAATTAGTTGCTCGCTATCACAACATGCAAATGGCCAAAAAAATTCAGCTAAACTCAGCTTACGGTGCGTTGGCTAATCAGTTCTTCCGTTGGTTCAGTTTTGATCACTCTGAAGCAATTACCATGTCAGGTCAGCTTTCTATTCGTTGGATCGAAAAGAAGATGAACCTGTTTATGAATAAACTTCTTAATAATCATAACGTAAAAGATATAGATTTTGTTATTGCATCCGACACAGATTCTATCTATGTTGAAATGGATGCTTTGGTAGCGCACCTAGATACTAATGATGAATTGAAAATTGTAGCAGCAATTGATCAATTCTGTGAGAAGAAGATTCAACCATATCTTGATGAGTGTTATAAAGAACTTGCAGAGTATATGAACGCTTATCAACAAAAAATGAAAATGAAGAGGGAAACAATTGCGAACAAAGGTATTTGGCGTGGCAAGAAAATGTATATCCTCAACGCTTGGAATGTTGAAGGCGTACAATATGCTGAACCCAAGCTCAAGCTCCAAGGTATTGAGGCGGTACGTTCAAGCACTCCAAAAGCGTGTCGAGAGAACATTAAAAAAGCTCTAGGAATTATTATGAACGGAAATCAAGAAGAATTGATTCAGTTTATTTCTAAATTTCGTGAAGAGTTTGTAACGCTGCCTTTCGAGGATGTTGCCTTTCCTCGTGGTGTGAAAGGCATGTATAAGTATATCGACAAGTCTATCGTCTATAAAAAAGGAACGCCAATTCATGTTAAGGGCGCATTGATATTCAATAATCTCCTTAACACGAAGAACTTAAAGAATGTTGCTAGAATTTCTGATGGCGATAAGATTAGATTTGCTTACTTAAAAACACCTAACCCTCTTCAAGAATCAGTAATTGCAGTTCCTGACGAATTGCCTAAAGAACTAGAGTTTCTAGATAAGTATATTGATCGTGAGACTCAATTCAACAAATCATTTCTGGAGCCGCTTAACTCTATTACTGATGTAATTGGTTGGGCTACAGAACAAAGATCAACATTAGAGGACTTTTTCGCATGACAGATTTCGATGATGATTTCAGCTTTGACTTCGGCTTTACCTCCGAAGATGAATTGAAAGCAGGAGAATTAGAATTACAAGACCAGCTTGGCAGCACACAGGTAAAGCTAGAAGGTCTACGTAAAATGATTATGCCTCTTCTTTTAAATTTAAAGAAGAACCCAGACAAAGATATTATTAAATGGGCAGGGGCTGATCGAGTAAAAAACATTGATGCATTCATAAAAAAGATGGATGCTTATATTAAGAGTTGACTTATACAAAAATACATAGTATACTAATAATACGATATATACGGAGATACACATGTCACTTAAAGAACGTTTAATTAAGAATTCCACCATAGATTATACATCTACACTTACTGATTCTAAGATTTATACCAAGAAGGATATGATCCAGACTTCGGTGCCTATGATTAACGTAGCCCTCGCTGGCTCTATTGATGGTGGTATTACTCCTGGACTCACAATGTTGGCTGGTCCATCGAAGCACTTCAAGACTGGATTTGCTTTGCTATTGGCTTCTGCCTATTTGAAGAAGTATCCGGATGGAGTTATTCTATTCTACGATTCCGAGTTTGGCACTCCGCAGTCATACTTTAATAAGTTTAAGATTCCTCTTGACTCTGTTGTTCATACGCCAATTACTGACGTTGAAGAACTGAAGTTTGATCTCATGAAGCAGTTGAAGGAAATTACTCGTGACGATCAGGTTCTAATCATTATTGATTCTATCGGTAATCTTGCTTCTAAGAAAGAAGTTGAAGATGCGATGAATGAAAAGTCTGTTGCGGATATGTCTCGTGCTAAGCAGCTGAAGTCATTGTTCCGTATGATTACTCCGCACCTTACGTTGAAGGATATTCCTCTCGTAGCAGTTAATCATACTTACATGGAAATTGGTATGTTCCCCAAGGCAGTTGTTGGTGGTGGAACTGGTGCTTATTACGGCGCAGACAATATCTGGATTCTAGGTAGACAGCAGGATAAAGATGGCACTGAAATTGCAGGTTACCACTTTGTTATCAACGTGGAGAAGTCTCGTTACGTACGTGAAAAGTCTAAAATTCCAATTACTGTTAATTATGAGGGCGGCATTAATCGTTGGAGCGGTTTGCTCGATATTGCCCTCGAAGGCGGTTACGTGGCTAAACCAAAGGTGGGTTGGTATGCCAAGGTGGATCGTGCAACTGGGGAAGTGGATGGAAAGAACTTCCGAGCAGGTGATATCGTGGACAGTAAGGAATTTTGGATGACAATGTTCCAAGAGACTGACTTCGCTGCATTCATTAAACGCAAGTATTCACTTGACACTGAAGGATCCCTCGTCTATGACGACGAAGAATCTTTGTAACGACAATTGTCGAAGTGCCATCTTTTCATGATGCTATTGTCACCTGTTTTTCCGCAATGAGGGCAGTTGACAGTTTTCCTAAACTGTTTCAAAAACGGATTGGTCCCGTTTGTTACTCTGTCCTTTGTCAATGAAGAACCATCATTTCTTTTGAGTAAGTGATGTTTTCCTTTTGATACTAGATCAGAAGCAACAGAAGAACCGTCTGGTCTTTTGGAATAGAACCGTTATGTTTGATCCATGTTTTACGATAAATATCCATGCTGTGCCTCCGATTAGGTATAGAGCCCATGGATGTTGGTAGCATCGTGATGGGCAATAATATTTAGTTGACTTGATGTTTTGTTTAGTTTATGATGATGAGGACGATAACGAGGGGTAATAAATATTCATGAGTATTGAAAGAACAATTCTATCTAATTTATTGTTCAATGATGACTACGGTCGTAAAGTAATACCATTCCTGAAGCCAGATTATTTTCAGGATTATAACGAAAAGGTCGTATTTGACCTAATTGATGATTATGTAAAGAAGTATAATTCATTTCCTTCTATTGAGGCGTTAGCCATTGACCTGTCTAATAAAGAAGGTCTAAACGAACAAACGTTCAAGATTGCTAAAGAAATTGTCTCGAGTCTTGAACATGATTCTAATACAAAACTGGACTGGCTACTAGATCAAACAGAGAAGTTTTGCCAAGATAAGGCATTGTATCTGGCGATCATGCGGTCTATACAAATAATGGATGAAAAAAATGGATCTATCTCCAAAGGCAGTATACCGTCAATTCTTACTGACGCTCTCGGCGTCTCTTTTGATACCCACATTGGTCATGATTTTTTGGCTGACAGTGATGAGAGATACGAATTCTACCATCGTAAAGAGAAGAGAGTTCCTTTCGATCTTGACTACTTCAACACAATTACAAACGGCGGTCTCCCTAACAAAACTCTCAACATCGCCCTTGCCGGTACTGGCGTTGGTAAGTCCCTCTTCATGTGTCATTGCGCAGCAGCAAACCTTGCCAAAGGGCTTAACGTCCTGTACATCACGCTCGAAATGGCAGAAGAACGCATCGCTGAACGTATCGACGCAAATCTTCTAGACACTGCCGTTGATGAATTGGAACTATTGCCCAAGCAGTCATATGATACTAAGATTAACAGACTAAAAGAAAAGTTCACTGGTAAGTTAATTGTAAAAGAGTATCCAACTGCTTGTGCAGGTTCTGCTAACTTCCGTCATCTTCTTAACGAATTACGTATTAAGAAGAACTTTGAACCAGATATTATCTATATTGATTATCTGAATATTTGTTTATCATCGAGGATTAAGCATGGAGCCAACGTCAATTCTTATACCCTTATCAAAGCAATCGCCGAAGAGCTCCGTGGGTTGGCCGTTGAGTACGATGTCCCTATCGTCTCAGCAACTCAAACAACTAGAAGCGGCTATTCGAACTCAGACGTGGGACTGGAGGATACATCGGAATCCTTTGGACTCCCAGCCACAGCTGATTTTATGTTTGCCCTCATTAGCTCAGAAGAACTTGAAAGTCTCAGCCAAATCATGGTTAAACAGCTCAAGAATCGTTACTCTGATCCTGGGAGTAATCGTAGGTTTGTGCTTGGCATTGATCGCAGCAAAATGCGACTATACGATGTGGAACAATCTGGTCAAGATGGATTGGTTGATGATCGCCCAGTGATGGATAAGGGCAAGTTCATGGAGGAAGAAAATGAACGAGGAAGACCAAAATCAAAGTTCGACCGAAGTAAGTTCGACGGCTTTAAGTGATAAAGAGCATACATTACAAATGGCAGAGCATGTCTGGTTGAAGGTAAAGGGATACCCTATTCCAGACTGCTATTCTGAAAAGGATAGGCTCGAGATATTTGAGCGTTATTATCATCGTGCAGTATCTCAATCACAGGGGGAATAATTGATAGTCTGTTCTTGTAACTACATAGACACAGCCGACATTAAGGCTGTTCTAAATTATGCTACAGAGCCAAACGAACAGCAGGTGTTAAATATGCTTGCCTGGACGCCAGAATGTGCTTATTGTAAAGATCTGATTACCAACGAAATCCGTAGATGTATTAAGGAGATGACTGATGGCGCTTGATTATAAGGTTGTGAAGGTTGAAAATTCTTACGTTGTTGAGGAAAGATTGACAGGGTATCAGATCAAGAGCTTTACAGATCAGAATGAAGCCAAAAAATATATGAAATTTTTGAATCTTGGCGGAGGTTTTTCTGGTTTTACACCATCATTTATACTAAATAAAAATAGCAAAAATATGTAGGATGCCTTGAGCATCAGCGGCACGAGCCACAATAGAAGGGCCACGGAATAGTCGGGAGTAAATGGTGGGGTTCCACCCGACACATATTGCGCTAGAAGAAATTCGGAGGGTAGGTTCGCCTACCCTCTTTTTTGTAGGTATTTCTCGGGGCGAGTCTGAAAAGGCTTGCCCTTTTTCGTATTATAAATATGATAAAATATCTTAATTTTTGGAGCTCTCTATGTTACAATTTTCAGCATTTTTGACAGAAGCAAGTAAAAAATCAAAAAAAGATGCAGACGACGAATATGACGATGCGAACGGCAAAAATGATGCTTTGGGAATGGCTTATGAAACATTGACCGCCCTTCATGTTCATAATAATTCTGCTTCGGCGCAAAGAATGGATCCAAATAATCCTGAACATGCTGAAAATAATAAAAGAATAAATGCTATTCAAGCGTCCCATGAAACAGCTATGGCTAAATTATCTCCGGAAAAACAACAGAAGGTAAGAGAAGGGGCGAAAAATTCTGCTAATGCTTATTTAAAATCTCTTGCAGCCGAAGGTATAAACCCAGAAAATATTATTGAAGTTCATCATACTAATAGAGGCATTGATAAACTCATAGGAAGAAAAGTAAGTCAGGCAAAAAATCCGCCAGATATTGGAGTTAGATTGGATCAACCACACTCTCATGGTCAGGGGCCAAATAAAGACTTACATTTTGCGTCATTGAAACTTACTCCAGGAACTGCAAGTAATAACGGAACTGGAGCAATTGATAAGCTGGGCAAAGAAGATCCAGAAAAACATATACCAACTAAATTCGATGAGATTTGGAAAGCTGGCAGAAAAGTTTCAGGCATTGGTGATAGAACAATATCTCAACTTTCTGACCTAAGAAGAAGTGTAGATAAAAGAAATAAACCACAAGATGTTGACCCAGAAAAGAAAGCCCTTTATGATAGAATAAATCAAACGTATCAAACTACAAGACAAGCAGTTCTCGCACATCATAAAGAAGCATTTGACGGTGCAACTTTAGCACAACAAAGAGAACATCTTAGTCATTTTATGAAAGCCTCTCCTGACGCAAGTTATCATTATGTTGTTGGTGAAAAGGGCGGTAAATCTGTTCCAATTGACGAACATCCAAATGTTGTTGCTTTGAGAAATGCAAAATCGTTTCATTCTGAAGTAAGAGGATCGAGAATGCATGTATACGATCATTTAGGTAGACATCTTCTTTCTGTGGAACATAGATCAACACATGGTCCATGGTCATCAACACAGGCAAATGCTAAATTTGAAAGTTTGAAAGTAAATAAAAAAATTGCAGGTCAACCTACAGAACAATCTAATTCTCCTATATCAACAGCAGCAAAAATAATATCAGCAAAAAGAAAAACTACTAAAACGCAAGTTGCTCCTGTTGAAGCTGCTCCTATTTCACAGACACCAGTTCAAAGACCATCATCAGGAGGATTTGGCGAGTATAGGGGCGATGGACCAAGACATTATCAAGCATACGTTGACAGAACCCACGGCGGATATCAGGATTCAGGAATATGAGAATAGATTTCAAAACATTTCTTTTAGAACAAGCAGCTGCTCCAGAAGGCAAGCCATTAAAGCATCTTCGTCATATTGAAGATTATGTTATTCATGGCGGTCATGAGGGAGTTGCTGCTGCCGATGAACATCTTCGTGGTATGCATGACATGTTACTTGGTAAAAGATCTCCTTTGCATGCTTCTACAAAATACGATGGCGCTCCGTCAATTGTATTTGGTCAGCACCCAGAAACTGGGCAGTTTTTCGTAGCATCAAAGTCTGCGTTTAACAAAAACCCAAAGATTAATTTCACCGATGAAGATATTGAAAAGAATCATGGACATGCTCCTGGATTGGTCGAGAAACTAAAACATGCGTTGAAGCATCTTCCCGGTGTTATGCCAAAAGAAGGCGGAGTTTATCAAGGCGATCTTATGCATACAGAAGGAGATGCAGTCTCAAGGGGTGGTAAAACTTCTGTAACACCTAACACTCTTACATATTCTGCACCAAGTAATTCGCCTGAAGGCAGAAATATGAAAAAGAAATTAGGTGTAGTTGTTCATACAAAATATACTGGTCGTGGTGGTTTACAAAGTATGTCAGCTCA